GTAGGCTTGCGCCCTAAAAAAAGGCCGTATTCACGGCTACCCTTTTTGCTATTACATGACTTACAAATGGGTTCTAAATTTTCTAAATCACTACCACCCCCGCGCTTCGCGCTTATAACGTGGTCTATTGCATCAGCCCACTCACCACAGATGTAACAATCATGACCCTTGGTTCTAAACACCAACTCACGTTGCTTCTTCCATTTGTGAGAGCCAAGCTCTTTGCGTCTTTTACTTGATGGCATTACGAAACTCTGGACATTCATAACACGATGAGCCTTTAATGTTATTACATAATGCACAGGCTAATACTAAGTTATGAGGTGCATCAGTTCCGCCTCGAACTCGCGGAACTTTGTGATCTATTTGTGCTTCATCGTATTTCATTAACTTATCGCAGTAATGGCACCTAAGTCCATCACGCTCCACTATAAAGTTCTTATAGCGCTTATAGCCTTTAGGCCAACTACATATGCTGGTCTTTAATCTATTACGCTTGTTTAGGCTTTTATCTCTTTTAAGGCTTACTCTGTTATTCGTTCCCCATTGATACAAAGCAGCCTGATTAACACCTAACTCCTTAGCTATCCAGCTACCGCCCATGCTTTTATTAGCCATAACGAAAGCTACTTGTTTTTCAGTAAGAATCAGTTTTCTTGGCATTATTTATTATCAGTTGAATAGAAGCCTTTAGCTTTAAATATAGCTGGTGTTGTTGAATATATCCTAGCCATATCACCATTGCATACACTGCATTTAGGTTTAGGTAATTGCTCTCTTATGCTTACTGTTATCTCTTGTGTGATACCACAGCATCTAAATTCATAAGTAGCCATTACCACCAACCCACTCCACTCTTGGCTCTTTCTTGCCATTTATCCCATGCTTGGCATGGTGACCCGTAGCGACTATTCGCATATCGTATAGCCCATTCTACCTGTTCTAATGGACTTAAATCTCTTACTCTTACATTCATAAACTGCCAAGCACCTGAAGCACCACTAGATCTGTTTATCGCGTTATAACGCACATTGCTTTCTTTTAATGCAATCTTAAATAGACATGAAGCTTCTACTTGGCTTGTTAAGAATGAAGCATATCTAAATGGAGTTAGTTCTTGTTGCATGGTTTGCGCCTGACCTGCTGGCGCAGCCGAGCATAGAGCTATCCCAATAGCTATTAGCACCCCCCGCGCTAACCGCGAAGCGGCGCGGGGTGAGCCGTTGTAGCGGCTCTGCCTTAATAGCGTACCATGGCAGTCAAGTTTCCACAGATGTTCGGCGTGTCGTGAGCGTGAATTCATGTTTTCTCCTAAGTTATCCACAGGCTGTTGATAATTACTTATTTGATTTGATTACTTCACATACCTCGCAAATTCTGCCCTCTTGTGTCCAAGTTCCGCAGCCTTTACATCTGACTATTGCCTCACTTGGCACTCGATTTTCAAGTAATGGCATGATGTCACCTAAACGGCAAATGAATAGATAATCATCAACGGCTTCTAGTGAATCGCCTTGTCCATTAGCTCGATAAATTACAAAGCCTAATCGAGCCTTTTCACGTTTCTTAACTGATTTGACCCACTCTAAAGGTGAGAATAAGGATCTGGCTTTTACTTCTATGAAATACGGCGTTCCGAGAATATCGCTGCCAGATGCCCCACTATTTACAGGCCTTGCGCTTCCCCATCGCTTAGCCATGTAGTCAGCAACGACAATCTCGGTTCTCCTGCCACGTAGCCTACGACTATTAGTCACCATACGTCAAGCCCTCGTTTTTGCGCCAAGCCTCATCACAATTACCGCATATTTGAGCAAACATGTCTGTTTTATCTTTGCGATAAACCGCGCATGAAGCTAGTCTGCCGCAATCATCGCAAGAGCAATTATCAAACTCATAGATATACCAGAGATCCTCTTTCATGACTTATTTACCCCATGACAAGCCTTACATTCCCAAATAGCATCAATATCGGTTTGTCCGCCTACATTGGTAAGCTCGTAGTTTGGTCTTGGGTTATTGCAAGTATCGCAAACTTCATAAATTGTAATTTCATCATCTTCATCAAACAGAATTTCCGTTCCGTCTGGTCTTGTTATTCGTAGGTAGCCCATTAGTTTAATTCTCCTTGTTTTACTCTCGGTCTTTGTGGCACCCATTTACCACTCTTATCTATTTCAAGCCAAATGATTTCTTCGCATTTATCAGGCCATTGTCCAGAGCATTTGTAATTAGCCCATTCCTTGCCATTCTTGCTTCCAAAATTCTTCTGCATCGGCTTATTGTGTTGCTTGCACATAGGCACCTGCTCAGGTGTTACATTGTCGTTTAGAGCTGCAACCGCATCGGCTACTGGCAAAGGCATTTCCTTTTGCTCAATAGTCCAAGGATCTGACGGCTTCTCCACTGGCACTTTCTCGCGGGTAAAGTTCTCCACTCGTTGCTCATACTTATTGGCAACCTTGCTCATTTCTGATCTAGAAGCCCTTTTGCCCTTTGTTGCAAAACCTGCGTTTGCAAGAGCGCGTCCAATAGCACTCGTTTCTGCGTTCTCAAGTGCCGAAGTAGCATTAACTCCTCGGTCGCTAATGACCTCAAATGCAAGTCCACTAGTCCAATATCGTTGGTCAGCCTCAGTTCGATAAATTCTAGCGAGGACAATAAATCGGTTAGCAGAAGCTTCGAGAAGCTCTGATTCAATTCTTCCATCTGGATACTCTTTCCAAAACTTTTCTAGTCGTTCTTCGACTGTTTCATAATCTTCTAAGTTAAAAGCCATTATTCAACCTCTTTCATTTTTACTAGCGCAGCTGCTTCTGCAAGGTAGCAGATGGCATCCAAATAATTGTCCAAATGGTCAGGTGAGTTGTAGATCCTTGCAAGCTTGACTGCGACCATGTCCAAACAAAAGGCTTCTGGAGTTCTGCGCTCCTCATGGATAATGGACTGGATACTCGCAGTTCGTATCGCCGTAACGTGAAAATCATCGTATCTTGCCTCACGCTGCAATAAGATGTCGTGAGCTTCGTTGAGAACGTCATTAGCGCGCACTTCCAACCGACTTTCCACGACGGAAGCCCAACGCCTTGCCTAGCTGATAACCATTTGACCAGCCAAGCGCATAACCGATAACTGCTGCTGCAATCATGGCTAGGTAAATAACTAGATCTGAATTCATTTTGCCCTTTCTGTGTGGTATTTCCACAGTCTTAGGCTACTTGACTAACGCGCTGGTTTTATGTCGTGGCGTATAACGATTTGATAACTATCTATAAACCTTGCCATAGACAGTAAAAGACCCGTCAGCATTTACAGGCACAGGGATAGGGGTTACGTTCTTATCATAGACTTCAATAATGCCAAAGCCCATTTGCCAATTCGCGGCTCCAGCCTTTAAATAAGAGGCTTTCTTGCTATCCATGAGATTACCTACCTCAAAGCCCCAAAGTGTCTTAAAACGGCCTTTAAAGCCCGTAGAAACCCCTTGTAGGCCAAGCCTATGGGTGTGACCACAGACCACGCTGACCCCAAACTTATTGGCTAGCCCCGCTGCCGTTCCGCCCGCGTTGCGGTTCATAGAACCCTCATCGCCATGTACGAGAACCCAATTAGGCAGGAACTCAAAAGGCTTGCGGTGAAATTTAATGCCTAATTCATCGAAGCCCATAAACTTCGGATAGTCCAATTCAGGCAATCCGCGCAAGGCTGGAGCGCCTTTGATTAGCGTGTGATAAAGGCGATCCGTGTGGTTACTACGACAGATATCGGTCACACCTAAATCATAAAGAATATCTTGGGTTAAAGCTCTATCAACGTCTAACGTATCTTCAAACTCTAAAGGCGTGTGCTTTGCCCATTTTGAAAGGCTCTGAAAATCTATTTCATCTCCACACTGTAAGACTTGGTCAAACTTCTCACGCTGGACTAACTTAGTTAAATTCTTTACTGCTTTTTCGTGATGATATGGAACCTGTAAATCGCTAATTACAAGAATTCGTTTTTTAGTCATCATCCTCATCTTCGTAAGGAGTATGGTCAGGATTATTGTAGATATGATCTGGGACATTTGGCAGGAACCAATCAGGCCAGCCCATTCTGTCGGTGCAAAGTGTTAAAGCTGCATCGCTTCTAAATCCTGCCTTGCATAGGGCAAGGTAATACTCACGGATTTGAATAGCGTGAATCTCTAAAGGCGTATAATCCTCTAGCTTCACTGTCTTAACGCGGCTTGGTTTCTTTCTCTGTGCCATGTTTTGCGCTCGCTATCCATTCGGTTGCCTCTATTAGCCAGTAAATGCCGTTGGTTCGGCAGTTGCCGTCATTTAGAGCCATGTCTTATTGTCGCTCTAGTAAGATGTTATAGATTTCATCGACACGCGAATTAAGTCTTTTAATTTCGCTAAGCAAATGAGTAATCACAAAACCAGCAAGCCCACCGATGATGGAAACGCTTGCTAGCCAGATGCCAAAGAAGTCCTGCGTGGTCATGATTTCTTCACAGGAGCCTTATAGCCAAATACTCCACATAGAACCGCGCCAAGAATTGAGCGATAGTCAAGTGAGAAGTTACTAATCTGCCAAGCAGCTAGGAAAGATGCTAGCGCCATTAGTCGTGGGTCTTTTAGGTTCATTCTTTGCTCCAGTCTGGTCGTATTACAAGGCGAATGAGAGATATTGAACGTTTCTTCTTGAAGACCCCATCTCCTTCGTTGGATAAGACAGCCCCAGCGTTACCCTCGATGGTGTGTAAGTATTCAGGGTTTTTCTCAGAAAAATTGATATTGACAATCCCGACGTGTTCGGCTCGCCCACTTCTACTAAAATCAAATAATACCAAGTCACCGCGTTTAGCTTCGGCTGTTGGAACGACCCGATTATTAGCTCTCGCCCATGATTCAAGGTGAGGGCAGTAGGCGGTGTCTGGAATTGCTTTCGCTTCTTCGCCCTTAATAAAGCAAGCTCTAATAAAAGTTGCGCACCACGGCTGATAATTGGCATGACCAGCCACCTTAGCGAACTTGTTATTATTGTTCGGCTTTTCGTTATAGCCGATTTCAGCTCTTGCAGCATCAAGGACTTTCTGAATACTCATGCGAGCAGCAGTTTTGCCTCATCTTCTGAGATGCCCAATTTCGCCAGAAGTTCAGCCTTAGCCTCAGCCTTAGCTTGCTTGTCTGCTTCGATAGCTGCTTGCTCTGCTTCCCATGCTGCCTGATCTGCTGCACGTTGCGCGATTTCTTCGGCAGTTAGTTCTACCTCTGATACCTCGCCAGTTTCGCAATTAACTACGATTTTTGTATCTGCCATTTGTTTTCCTAACTGTTCTTGATTCCATAAAGGTAAGCGGTTGAGTATTGAACGAAAGTGCCTGTGCTTGCTTTTACTGATACTGAAGTAATTGCTGCGGTATTAGACCAAAGACCAGCCAATAAACCAGCAATAGCAGCGGTAGCATTATTTTCAGTTACAGCATCATTTGAATAAGATTTATTTGTGCTCCCAGCATAATTTGGAATATAAATTTCAAAATTGCTAAAAGTATTAGATGTTGCTGCACCGCCATCTGCTTGTAAAATAATTGTGCTGCCTGTGCTGCTTGCAGCAGCAGAACCGCTACCATATAAAAATCTAGCGCTAAAACTGGTTGCGCTGCTATTAAAGTTAATATCCATACTATTGTCGGTTTGCGCTGTATTAGTTCTAATACTTCCAACCAGTTTCAAATCCGTATAAATAGCAGGAATGCTAGTAAAGT